TCTGACCGTAATCCTTAAGTAAGGACTATGTCAGACGAAACTGAAAAGAAACCCTCAGGCTGTTTATAAAGATTGCCTTAAGCCAATCAACTGCTAAAAAAAATACACGAAATTCTACCCACTAGAATCCGATAATGTGGAATTTTACAGTCGTACATGCCGCATCAGTAGCACACATAGCTAGTTCTCCAAATGGAGTACAAACTGCGGCTACTTCATAGTAGTGTAGTGTTCCAGTAGCTGCTGCTCCGCATGCTGCTGGCACATATTGTGCAGTTAACAGGGTATTTGAAACCTCTAAAGGCTCAGGTATTGCACTGATTATTGTCGTTACTCTCCCACATAATGATAAATCTACTACATAACCTGCATTACATGCGGGGTAATTACATGCCCCAATTGCAACACAAACTACAGCTTCTAACATTTTGCTGGTTAATACCGATTGTCTCGATAAGGTCTTTCCTGTTATTGCTTGCCAATCACAGTTTACAGTTGTTACTACAGCCATCTTCTACTCACTCTATAGCGATATGTCACGAATTTTACCTTGTGATGGGAAGTGTCTACATACGGTTTCGCCCATTGTTCTGAACAATCCTCTTTCAACAAATGCTTCATTGATGAAAGGATATCCAGGACTTCTACGGGTTGCTTCGTAGTATTCTGTTGGAATTGCGATTTGTATACCTATTCTTGGATAACCATAGCCTTCTGCATCACTAGTATCTAGTGAGAAAATTCTACCAATTTCATTGGCATCACCAGTGTTTGATGGTGCGTCTTTGGTTGGTATGTATGGTACGCCATAAATAGAGTCTACATGGATTCCGACACCAGTTCCTTTGAATGTTTGTATTCCGTTTACATCGATTTGTACTAATGCTTCTCCATATGGATTTGGAATCCTAACAGATGGCATGTATAAGCCTTGTACTTCGGAATATGCTTCGTGTGAACCAATGAATACGTTTGGGTCTTTACCTGCGGCAATTCTAATGTTCCTCAAATGAGTTCTTAGAGTGTCGTCAGTCAAGATACCGTTAGTACCTATAGTTCCGCTAGCTGATGTTATTGTGGAATCAAATACTGCACTTGCATCTCTATCGATTGCTGCTGTTGCTGCGGCTGCCCATGGGTCATATCTATTACTTCCTCCTCCGCCCAATGTTGCTTCTTCACCACAACTTGACACAATACGGTCTAGTGATTCAAAGTCATCTGTTCCTGCGAAAGCACAACAATTACATGCTGCACCTAATTCTACATCTGCTAAAAGCATTCTATTCAAGAGTTCTTTGTGTTGTACTGCCATGAACAATCTTAGTGAGCCTAGTCCACCCCAAATATCGTCCTTAGAATGTGTGGCTAACCACTCCATTACTTCGGATGCTTGGAAAGTAATTTGTGCTGTCTTAGGTCTTACTTCGAGTTCTTGTAGCGTTGGAATATCTGCATCTGCAATGTTTCCGCCTTCTGGTGTACCACCGAATCCAGTAATACAAGTTCCAGTTAACGTGTCATGCTTGGCGGTAATAACCCTCCATCCAGATTTGTCCCAAGGATACTTTGGAAGTACTCCGAAAGCGTTTGCTTCTAAGTTAAGTTGTGCCCATGCATATGCACCAAAAATGGCGTTAAATACACCAGTTGTGGTCGTCTGTATTGCGACATCTCCTTTTCTTAGCAAGTTACGGTTGTAACCATAGTACAGTGCTTCGAGCTCATCGATAGTATTGATTTTCGTCATTAGAATCGACTCACCTCTTGGTCTGTTGGCATGTAATAATGCCCTTTCAGGATTCTCTGTGCGATAATGTTCTTTCCTTCAATGCCTTCCTTACGCATGTCATCTAGTACTGGACTTTTATCCGTACCAGTGTATGCTTTCTCAATTTGAGTTAAACCACCAGATGATTGATCAGGTGATGTATTGGTTGTAGTTGGACGTGGTGCAGTTATCTTCTCCAATGGAGCTGATTTCTGTACTTGTGTCTTCTCTTGCATTTTTAGGTCAGATGGGTCTTTCTCCGTCTCATTCTTTGGGTCAGAATCATCAATAGATGCTTGCTGACTGTTTGATTGATACGTGTCTGGAACCTTTACTTTGTCGCCAACATCGTCTCCTTCTTTGCTGCCTTTTGGTTTCAATGGCAAATCTGTTGGTTCTTCAAGTGCTTTTGTAAGTCTTTCATCTATTTTTGAAAGTACTTCTGTGTTCTTAGATAGAACATCTGCAATCTTGGTAAACCCGTCAATTATAGCCTTGTTGCTTTCTTCTTTGGAATCTTTGTCGTCAGAGGTCTTTTCTTTATCCTCTGGCTTCTCATCCATTTTCTTCTCTTCTTCAGGTTTCTTTTCAGTTTCGTCTGACATAGTCCTTACTTAAGGATTACGGTCAGAGTATATATATTTTATTAACAGCACGCCTAATTTCAATGGCATTTAACTTATCCACAGCTCTATTTAGGGTGTTTAATGAGTCTTTTTCTCCAGAATTAATGCGTTTAGTATCTCTTGGATTGGTTACTTGTCTATCCCATTGCTGACTATCTTGGCTAGTACTCTCATAAGAACCTCCTCTAGTACCTCCTTGTGCATAAGTCATTGTTGATTTAGCCTCGTTAGCAGAAGAATTAGCTCCAGGTTGAGCTAGTGCATCGGCAGGTGGGTCATTACTAATTCTAGTTTTACCTTTAACTCCATCCTCATCACTCTCTGCTTGTATTGCTTGGGGAACACCGCTCTTATCCTTATCATCCTCTTTACGAGGGTCATTTACGGTCTCATCATTGACTATCTTACTCATGTCGTAATCATATTTCTCTTTTAATTCTTTTAATGCATTATCATAACTCTGATTAATTCTAGTAGCGTCTCCTGCACCAGTACCCATACCCCCTGTTCCTCTTAAACCTCTAATTGGCTTCTCCATGTTCATGTTTTCACCTGGATTAATAGTTTTATCCTTCTCTTCCTCATCTTTATGAGATTTTTCTTCATCTTTAACTGGATTAGCGTTATAACTTGGTCCAGTACTAGGATATGAGCCTCTTGGCTTGCCTTCTTCTACTACTTTCTCTATTTCATCAATAGGAACCATTAATTTTGGGTCTTTATCGTCTGTTTTTCCTGCTGCACCTCTAAATGTTGGGTCTTCACCTGTTGGGTCTTGCTGATTACCTGATGTAACCTTAGTATCATCCTTTTGAGGGCGATTTACACCATCAGTATCACTCCATTCATGTCCTTGCACTACAGAACGGTCATCATCAGTAATTTTAGTGTCCTGCCATGACTTGATTAACCTAGTTTCGCTTGGAATACATGTATCAGCACTACCAATGTCTGCTTTATCTATATAACATCCGAATGAAAAGCATCTAATACAATGTTCCTTCTCTGTTTTTTGAATATACTTACCACCATTCTTAAGAACCATTGATTTTGCAATAGGATTGAAATCTGTAATTATAGCTAACGGGACTGCTGGGTCCTCACACACTGCTACTTCGTAATGCTCTAGGTCTTTCAATGCATATGATGTGGTTCCATCCTCATTAGTAATTGGTACTCTCTCTGATTTGGTTGCTCCACCGAATGATAGTCCTTTATATTTACCAGTCTGTATATTCTTCCATACCTCATCATCTAATTCATAATCTTTGTATATTTCACCCTGGATAAAGATAGCTGGGTATTGTACGCCTTCTTCAGTAACCATTGTTTTCTGGAAGTTTATACCTTTCCCAACTATTCTATTAGAATGAGTATCAGATATTGGAGCTCCTCTGGCTACCCATTTAGGGAGAACCTTCATCAGCTCATCTACTATAGTTATTTCATTTTGTTTATCCACAATTTGGACAGTAAGATATCCTTCAAAATATCGTCTATCAGAATCAGTGGCGGTTAGATTCTTGGTTACTAACCTATTAAAAAAAATCCTCTCTACCATATAATGTAGAGGTTCTCCTCTTCATTTATAAAGATTCAGAGGGTTTAACTGGTTTCTTTACGTGCTTTGTACATATCTAGTCCTACAACTCCACCTAATGCTACAAACACTGCTGCTGTTATTTCTGGGGTTATTTTGTCCAGAAACCATCCTAGTGCTGTCAGTCCTGTGAGGGCTAATAGTCCAAAGTATCTCAGATTATGTTCTGTCATATGGGGTAACACCATTACCCTATCATATAAACTTATTGATAGATTTTATGCCTGTGTAGTCTTTTCGTCTTGGTCGGCATCGGTGCAAAATACACAACAAGCCTCACATAGCTTCTGTAGGAAGGTTTTAGTTTTTTCCACGTCTTTCAGCCTCCCTAGATAAAACTAAACCTGTAGTAAAGATAGATGCAATTGATGCTATAACTAATTGCTGTTCAAAAGTAATACCAAGATTATATATACTGTCTGCTACTGTTGTACTCGTTAATGGTCCGAAAAATGAAACACCCATATTGCCAAACACTCTTAATAGAAACTTATTATACTTCATATATAAAGTATTTGTAATACCCTATTTAAAGTATCGGCTTTAGAGCTTTGGTAGATAGTAAATCTAGTATCACTCTTGGGTCTTTTGCGATTGCATCAGTTAGGGGTGAGTCTATATCAGGTACAATTTGAAAATATCCATTGCATTTCTCTCCCCAGCATAGTGATAGTTTATAATTTATATTAGCATATAGAATGACATAATTAAGCATTTTCTTCTTACAGTAGACGCACTTTGCCATACCCTAATATACTAGCACTTTCATTTAAAGTATATGGCTACCTCTATCTATTTATACGAGACAATAGCTGATTATATGAAATTATATCCTAAGGGGATACCTATGTCGGAAGAGACACCAATCCTTGCTATTTTTATGTATAGACCTAAGGGTATATGGGTAGTAGTTGATGTGGAAAAGAAGGTGGGACCAGTAAGTAAAAGTCATAGTCTTAATGTTATATTAAATGGGATGAGAGGTTTTGAAAAGTTTAAAGATATTGCTGATGATTTTGAAGAGATTCATAAAATAGAATATTTTTATAAAGAAAACCAAGTTGTATTTAGATTAGAGGACCAGGTTAAGAAATTTACTGTTGATAAATATGTTGGAGAAAAGATTTCTAGAGGTAGAATTAAGGATTGGACAGACCCAAAAGTAGAAGTAACAAGCTATAGATTCTTTGATGTAACAAGGAATAGAATGAATTTTATTCTTAAACCTTACGAGCAGGACTAGAAAATATAATCTTCTTCCACTCCTTACCATACTTCCTTCTTAGTTTTTTCCAAAATGGGTCATGACCAAATGTACCACCAGCAGCATTATATTCTCTTAATATCTTCCTAACATGAACGTGACATTTCATACATAACCTTACATTTATCTGGTCTATATTAAAATCATACTGTCCACAGAAGTAACACATACCATAATACTTCTCTACTACATTAACTAATACTGCATCTCTACCTTTCTTATGGTCACACTTCTTACATATATCTACTAGTGTGGCTGATACAGCCTGTCTAGAAAAGCAGTTATAACAATAACCTTCCTTGTAATTATCTACCCTGGTGAACTCATTAGCTTGTCTTTTATTCCAAAGTATTTTGGTTGCCCAATTTGCGTTTTCGTTAGTCGGAAGTTTTGTTGCCATCTTTCATATACTCCATTGCACCTATTAGTTCTTCTTGTACCAATGCTCTAGCAAATGCTATATTCATACCAGTATATTCTGATATTGCCTGGGCTATTTCTTTTGGGTTCTTTTGGTTTTCTATTCCCCATTCTAATACCTCTTTGATTTTATGAAAATTACCTTTATTTATAATTGAATATGGGTCATTCATCTAAGTCTTCCAACTCCTTGATAAGTTTGACAATTTCTGCTTTCTCCACATCGTCTAGAATATCTTCCACTGATATAACCTTTGTGTCCTTATTTGATTTTTTATCATCTCTTTGCTCATAAATCTGTACTGCTTTAGTTACAAAATTTGCTAGTCTTGCAGTGATAATTACCTGTCTACTATTCCAGTCTATATAGTGTTCTGTGATAATAGCCTTATGTTCATTTATTTTTCTAATTACACTTACTTTGATTTGACATTTATTCTCTGTCCATTTTTTAATTTGCTCTATTAGTTTTGCTCTATACTCATATTCTTTAAAGCTTGGAATTAATACACTTATTGGTATTTCAGATTGTGCTGTTATTGTTTGAAGAACTTGTATTTTATTAAACTCATCCTGGCTTAATCCTTGTACTCTACGTTTATAGTAGATGGCTCCACCTTCAGGTCTAGGTCGTGCTTGTACAATAACTGCTACCTCTCCACCTAACCCTGCGGTTACCAATGGTCCTGTCAACCCTGCTACAACAAATCCACCCATTTAAATCACACTGGAGTTTGGGATTTGGGGTCACACCCATCATCTAGAGTGTAGGTTTGGTCTGGTACACACATACCAGCATCACATAATACGGTCAAAGTAGTACCTGTTATTCTTTTTTTATTAGTTAAATATCTTTTTACCTTTGTCATATCTTCTGCTATAGTTCCTGATAATCCTGGAGCTGTGCTATTTCCTATGATATATGTAACATTGGCTACAGCCACTAAAGGTGGTGCGAGGGGACAACCAGTAAAAGCAATATTACCCTGACTTATAACAACATTAGTTTGACATGCAAATCCACAATGACCTCTTATTCTCCAACAATTTTGTAGTGTTAATGTGATAGCTGTAGATGCTCCTCCACCGATTGCCTCTTTTCCTGTGGCATCAGTAATCTTAGCATCATCCAGAAAGTTCAAT